ATGTGTAGATTATTTGGATTTGTTGATGCCGGTTAGTGCCAAAGTAAGTCCATCTGATTTATTTGTGAAAGACAAATATGTATCAGAAGAATTGCGTAATTTGGCTAAAGAATTGAATGTGTTGTTTGTCACCGCCAGTCAATTGAATAGATCGGCGGTTGAAGAAATTGAGTTTGATCATAGTCACATCTCTGGTGGTATTAGTAAAATCAACACAGCGGATAATGTTTTTGGTATTTTCACTAGCCGCAGTATGCGTGAGCGTGGGCAATATCAATTACAGTTAATGAAAACTCGTTCAAGTTCAGGTGTGGGCCAGAAGATAGAATTAGAATTTAATGTTGAGACATTGAGGATTACTGATCCAAATCCTGATGAAGGTTATAAACCACCACAACCTTCAGCAAATGATATCATGAATAGATTAAAACCACAATCGGTAGTGCAAGAAAAACCTATCAAAAGAGTAGTTGCTGATATACAAGGCTCTAAGTTAAAATCCCTATTGAATTCATTGAAAAAAGAATAAATACAATATGGATAATTCAATGCAACGGAAAACCCGTAGTTTATTAGAAGAGTTGGAAGCGGTTGGTAGCAATCGTGATATGTCTCATATTATTGAATCTAGAGCTACCAACATAATTGTTAGTGCCATTAATCTTATAGAGACTATGAACAAGCATTATGATAAAGATACAGCAGAGTTATTAGAGAAGAAGTTATTAAGTGCTATTAGAGGTAAAGATCAGACTAGGTTTTCCAAATCAATCAAGAAGAACAAAGAGAGTTAATTATGAATCTATCTGAGTCTTTAGCCTATTTAAGAGATAAGTTAAGTAATTTTTCTGAAGAGACCATTGTTTTTGAAGATAAAGGTCATTTAGATCATCCTGAAGATTTAGTATTTTTGCAAGATATATCAGGTGCTAACCGTGCTATAGATTCAGTTGTAAAGACTGTAACAAATCCTAATACAGTTACTATTAAGTGTGACGGATATCCAGCCTTGATATTTGGTCGTGATGCTACTGGTAAATTTTCTATTATGGACAAGCATATGTTTAATAAGAAAGATTTATCTGGTAGGCAAGTATATAGTCCACAAGAGTTTGTGCAATATGACCAAGCCCGTGGGGTCGAGCGTGGTGATTTATCTAGGATTATTGCTGAGATTTGGCCTGGCTTAGAAAAAGCGTCTAAAGATTCTAAAGGGTATTATTGGGGAGATTTATTATTTTCCTCACCGTTAGAAGATAAGAATGGTCAATATACTTTTAAAGCCAATCCAAATGGTATCACATATACAGTAGATGCTAGCAGTGATGTTGGTAAGTTAATGAGTGGTAAGACTGCTGGTATTGCTGTTCATCAATATATTGAACCAAATGCACCTAGTACTGATTTTGCTCAGACTTTAGATGGTACTATTGGCAATCTCAAGAATAATAGCAATGTTGCTATCATACCTAGCAAGATGCCAAATACACCAAAGCTTAAGCTTGATAATAAGTTATTGAATCAAGTAAAGAGTGATATATCTCAGTATGGGGAAGCAGTTCACCAGTTGATGAATTCTGCACCACAGGCTAGAAATACATTTAATCAATTGTTTACAACTTATATTAATAAGAGAATTGTATCAGGTGATTTGAGTAATTTAGCACAGGGTTTTATGGATTATGTTGCAACTAGACCAATGACAGATGCTATGCGTAATAAGATATCTCAGCATTTGAATGATAATAAAGATGGTATAATGGGTGCGTTTACCATATGGTCAGATATTTACAATTTGAAAATGTCTATAGTAGCGCAGCTTAATAAAGCGGCTGAGTCTAGTCCAGTACAGGGTTATTTACAAGATGGTACTAATACCCAAGAAGGATTTGTTTCCAATGGTCTTAAGTTTGTAGACCGTATGGGCTTTAGCAGACAGAATCTAAGCGGTAGATAATCGTATCCAAAACCAAGTTTTTTTTACAAAATGATAAATAATTCTTATGAAGCAGTAGGCTTCAAACATTTAAAGGAAATTCAAAATGGCACAATTTACAAGAACGAATGGTGACTATCAACCAGTAGTCGTATTAGATGCACCGGTTGGTAATGCTGCTGGTACAGCAGGTTGGAATAATGGCGTTAACGCTGTTATCTCTGGAGCAACAGTTCAACCACAAGGTCCTAAGCTAGATTATTTCACAATCACAGCTTCTGGCAGCTCAACATTTAGCACAACTCAGGTTAATGTTATTGTTCAGACAATCCAGCAATTAGCTACAATCTATATCTATGAATACAATGATAACGGTGGCAGTGCTGACTCAATGGGATTCGCTGTTTATCCAACAGGTTCATGGTACATTGATAGCTCTGGTCCTCAGGGTGCTAACTCAAATGTAGTTCTAGCAATCAACACAGCATTGACTGCTGCTGGTGTTGCTAACACCACAACTGGTACAGCTTCAGCAACATTTACAAACTAATTAGTTTTGTATCCAAAGGCCCAAGAATTAATTCTTGGGCTTTTTTTTCCTCTAAATAGTTGATGAGTTACAGAATTGAATGTTTCACCTTATATGACATATATAAAACTGGGGTTTTGAATAGACCTAAGCCAGTAGATTGTTTAGATGAAGAGCTTTGGCGATATCGGAGAAATACTCAAGCAAACTTTGATACAATAGTACAAGCTATATCATTAAGATCACAACCAGATGTAGTAGTTGATCCATACCGTATTGATATTAGATTTGATGATTTTGATAATTTTGGATTTCTATACCAACAGATAGAAGATGAGACTTACCCATGTTGGGTTTTTGAGTTTGAGATACAGCATGCCAGTATATTCAATGATGGGATAAATGAATTGGGGCATTTATATACTGATTGTGACCAAGTACCTATGATTAGATGTGGTACAGAATGGGACAAGTTACCCTACTTTTTAGATTCATCTGCGGAGTTAAGGAACATTTATTTTAAGATTAAAAATGACTGATGAAAGAATTATAAACAAGATTACCTCATTTTTAAAAAATGAGTTGACATTTAATGTTGGTGATATTGTTATTTTTAAAAATGACAATAATTCCTATGAGCTTTTCAATAAATATTTAATTGAGCAATATGGTAAAGAATCGTATAGAGTCAAATGCCAGTTCAATTCAGTTGAGAAAACATTTTCATCTATTAAAAGTGCGGTTACTTGGTGTATTTTTGACCAAAGAGGTAAATTTGCCGAATGTAACCGTATAGAAGAGTTAGACAGGTTATTACAGGGTATAGATGTTAGTATCAGTTTATATAAGAAATTCATCAATAAGAAGTCCGATGTTGGTAATAAGTTGATATATATGGCTAAGTTGTCCGAGTATTACCATAAAAAGAAGAGTATGAATGGTGAGATGACAAAATTTATTGCTATTTCCAAGCAATGGCAAGAGCAGAAGTTTAAAACTCTATTAAAAAATGGTTGAATGATAAATATATTATAAGCGTAGGAACTACTATGAAACTAAATGACCTTGACACTAAAAAATATGCCCAAAGGGCCTTGAATGAGAATTACAATATTCCATTTAACATAGAGAATCTTTCGGCTAGCAGAGCCAAAACATTGCTTTCTAAAGTTAGAAAATTAGCTATGGAAGCCAAGCGCAGTCCAGATTTTCATAATAAGCAGACCAGTCCTTCTTATATGAAGTTAGTGTTTATGGAGCAGACCTTATCATCTCATTTAAGAGATTTAGCTCAATCTCCTAAGCCAAGAATTGTATTTGAAGATGAAGAAGTTGATTCAGCGCAAGTAACATTAGCTGCACAAGACATGGTTGATTCAGTTCAGAAGATGGTTGTAGAGATTAGTGATATGCTTTATAAAGAGTTACCTGCGTTGGTAAGTAGTATTGAATCTGATCCTACTTTAGGTAATGAAGCTGGTGATAGATTTGATAGTCAAGCCAGTGAGACATTGAGTGCGTTATTAGCTGCTGTACAAGAAGCCGAGAAAGGTTTGAAGGCTGCTAGAAACATAGTTACTGGTAAAGAAGGTGAGCCTATCGAGCCTGTGATGGGTCCAGAAGAGCCTGAAATGAATATGCCAATGCCAGGTGAAGAAGAGATTGAGGTTGGTGCTGAAGAAGAGATTCCAGCTCCCCCACCAGTAGCTCCTGCGACTGGTCCTGCAGGAAGAGCAAAGAGATAATCAATGTTTTTATTTGAATTAGATAGAACACCAAAGTTGATTGCCGCTTTTGATCAGTTCAAGACTGATTTAGAGAATGGCGAGCTTGATCCTTATTGGACCGTAACAAAAGTTTTGAGATATTTCCAAGATTATGATATCATTTTAAACAAGCAAGATTTGAGAAAACCTCCTTTCAATACTATTATAAGTGATATTGGTCCTGGCAATAAGATAATATTTAAAGAACCTGAGACAGCCGAAGCTCCTCCTGAGCCGCCGCCAGGGATGGCTCCACCTCCAGCTATTCCTCCCCCAGAAATGATGCCACCGCCTGAAATGGCTCCTCTAGGTATGCCACCACCAGAGATGGCTCCGCCCCCGGTAGCTGGTACACCAACAACCCCACCTGAAGATATAGTTGCACAAATGGCTAGAAATGCTGCTAATTTGCCAAAATGATAACTGCTACAAGTAACGCTGCTGAAAAAATAAAACAAAATATAAAAAAAAGAGGCCGAGGATTAGGAATAAAACTCGGCGTCAAGACTACTGGTTGCAGTGGACTAGCCTATACATTTGAATATATTGACATACCTGATCAAACTTATATTATCTATGAAAGTGAAGGTATTAATTTTTGGATAGATCCAAAACATATTGTGTATTTGGATGAAATTGTGATAGACTATGTAAAGCAAGGTCTTAATGAGGGGTTTGAGTTTACGAATCCTAAAGAAAAAAGTCGTTGTGGTTGTGGCGAAAGCTTTAATATATGATAATAGAAAAATTCAAATATACTCCTCTAGAAAGAAAAACAATAGATGGATCTAGACGATATCTCACACCAGATGGTGAAAAACTCCCAAGTGTAACTACTATACTAGACTTTACTAAA